TGAATCCAGCGAGTGCCAGTTCTAGAGTATAAGTATTGTCGTTTACTTTAACTAGGTTGTAAGGTGGATAATTAATGTCTTCCGTAGTGGAGAGTTGCTTATCAAACCATTCATTCAATCCAATTGAATGCTTATCAATGTCGCGGACAAAACGATCCAGATCCGCAGCACCGTAGTGTGCTAATGTTCTCATTATGGTAGCTCCTATAAAAGCGAGTTTGTGTTTTGTGATCCCCGAAGGCAATCAAATATATTTATAGCAGAAAACAAAAAAAGAAGATACGGTGACAACCGTACCTCCTTATAAGGGTTTCCGACTTTTGTAGAGACCGCACGAAAAGAGTCTCAGTCCTATTTATTCGCTCTCTTCAGTCTTTGTCTTTTTCCCAATATTGTATTTCTGTTCAAGCACCCAATTACCTTTCTCTTTGTAAGGGAGAACTTTGATTTGATTCAAAGGAGCAATGTCCAGAATAGTATCTTCAATCACTACTGAAATGAGACCCCAATCAGCAAGCAAGCGAGTAATACGGTTCCTACGCTGAACGTCGTTAACAGTAAGGTTAGCGTACTTGCCATCAAGAGCAAACAACTCCTTAAAATGCACGATATAATATTTACCTTGCTTATGTAAAATATGGCACGATTGGTAAAGTTTCTTTTCTTTACGAGATGCCACACCAATACGTGTGAGAGTTTCTCTTACCTTAAGGAAATCATCAGGAGCATTAAGTCTGACCTCAATCATCTTATCTTGAGACCAATTAACCTGAGGTTCAGAAGTCTGTGTCATTTTGTACCACCAGTGTCAAGTCGTTGTTTAATAAAGTCGATCTGTTCATTTGATAAAATCTTCAGTGCTTGAGATGCTTTCTCATTACTGTAACCATAGTATTGTTTGATACAATCTAAGTCGGTGACCTTATCCTTTCGGATCCAAGGAGAGAATCTCTTCCTTTTTCTCAAGATATTTATATAAAAATTATATTGCATGTCTTTGCTAAGGAAATGATACTTGTTCATTTCGTTAGCAAACATAATACAATCAAGATGACCAGCAAGACATTTATTAACAATATATGGTGGATATTGCTTTGCTAGATATGGGTCTTCGTCAAGAATATTATTCTTATTAAAGTTGATTGAGTTCAACCAATCTTTCAGTTCCGGTTCCATAATTAAAAAGTAAAAGTTCCTTACGTTCTTTTTGTTCACGCATATATTCACCAACTGATCTCATAGTATATGTAAGATCAAACTCAGCAGCATCCCATCCAACAAACCTATCCTTCACTAACTGGTCCGAGTTATAGGATACAAGCATATCCATTTTACTAGAAGCACATTTTGCAGCAAAGTCATCATGGTCAAACCCTTTGTGCATACTACCTTTCTTACCATATAGATTATCTTTGATATCATATGGAGGGTCTAGATAAACAAATGCATCAGAATCCTCTAATAACTCTTCATAAGAAAGATTTGTAATCTTCCAGTTTGAAATTAGTTCTGAATACCCAGGAAGTTTGTCAATGCCTCGCATCGAGAAGTTACTATTTGACGCTTGTTTAGAAAATGAACTGGCTTCAGTGAGACCAGAAAAAGAACACTTGTTGACAATATAAAAACTGACAGCACGAACAAAACTAGATCTTTCAGGATCATTGACTTTTTCCTTTGAGAATAAAAATAAATCTTTTGCTCTATCTGGATTTGGATGTAGAGATTTGAGTTTTGCTAACTCATCTCTCAAAACGATGCCATTACTTTGAACTTGTGTCCAAAAGTTAACTAGAGGTTCATATAAATCATTTACCCATATATTTAAGCGAGGATATAGTTTAGACACATGGATTGCAACAGATCCTCCGCCAAGAAAAGGTTCACGGTATTCACCATAGTTATATAAGTCAGGAAAATATGGATTCATTTTCCCACATGCTCTGGATTTGCCTCCAGGGTATCTCAAAGGTGTTTTGAACGATTTCATAGAATCAGTTTCTTACTGGGTGTTTCAATGGTAGAGAAAATCTTAGTATAGTTATCTACAACTTCATCCCTAGCATCACAGATATAAACAATATACTGCTTATCGATTGTGAGAGTTGTTTCTTCTTTTTGAAGATATGACCATGGACCAAAACCAATTTGACCTTGAGCACTGGGCATTGCTACTAAAGGATTCTCAACCTCAATAGTATTCTCATCTTCATTGATTAGAGTGAAGATAACTTCTTCACCAGTGTTTGCACGAAAAACTTTTACATTCATTTTAATTAACCTTTGCTTTTACTTTAGTTTCATATGTTGCGACAAGAGCAAGTGCTTGCTTCCTATCTGTCCCACAAGGGGCGTTTTTTAAACAAATCAAAATCAGTTCATCATCAGTAATGGTAGGTTTAATTGTAAACCCCCACTTATCAACTTCACCTTCTATAGGTGCTTCGCATGGATCGAATTCATGTGGCATTATGCAACACCCTGAGGGAAACTATCAATCTCTGTCAATTCATAATCCCAATCTTCCATAACAATATTAGCATAGAGACGATCAGAAAGCATTTCTAATTCCTTCTCAGCATACTCTCTGGTCGGTGCTTCCAACCAAACATCAATGACCTTACCTAATCTAAGTTTCTTGATGTCTAACTCAGACAATCGCTTAGAGGCATCTCTCACGGCGTTGCCAGGAGAGTCATCCACCTGTGATCGTAGACGTATGAATACTAATGCTTTAAACTTCATTTGAATTCACACTCGATACGTCATAATTATAATGAAAATATGCATTGGCAACCATACCAGCCATGGACAACCAATAGACCATGATAAGGGCCATACCAATTTTAGTTGGAATACTTGTCATTTGAATTCACACTCCATCATAGTGACTTGTGTTGTTCTGTCTTTAATCTTAGCATAATCAATGAGAAATTCATTACCTTCAGCATCTAATACAAACAACCAATCATAATCTTTTGCGACTTTTCTATTACCTTTACCTTTACCTCCACTTTTTAAGGAAGCAATATAGTGTTCTTTTCTTCTGTAAGTTGTAGTTTTACATTGAACCTTTTTAACATCTCCCGTAGTGGGGTTATAGGCCAGAAAGTCTACATCAGATTGAGCATCAGCAGTAAAATTAGCAGGAAGATATCCCAGTGTTGCTACTTTGGACATTCCTCTAGTCACACCCATTGTAACTTGTTGAGATAAATTTGCACATTCCTTAAATATTCCCTTTGGAGAAAAATTAGTCATTTGAATTCACACTCCACCATAATCTCAGTCAAACACGCAAGCATATTTATTTCTTGATCGGCAACGAACGAACTTTGATACTGATACTTAGCAATAACAAGCACAGCAGCAGCAATCCCAGGACCTGCCAGGTGTGTATAAAGAGCATCGTAAATGCTACGCAAAAGTACAGTAGGATCATTGTCCAAATTATCAACGACCCACTTTCGCGTGGCGGGGAAATCTTTCTCCTTAAGGAACTTAAAAAGTTCAGTAGTCTTAACATTGCTGAAAGATGCGAGTATACCACTATCAATTTTACCACTGACAGAGTATCTTTGCAACTCATTCAGTACTCGTCTCCAGTCAGGAAAGTGCTTATTGATTAACTCAGCAATGACTTTATCTTCATACTCAATCTTCTCCAGATTGAGTATTTCTTGAACTCTTTTGAAGAAGTGAGCTGCAACTCCCTGTCTTTCTTTTCCCTTAATGGAGAACTCGATGACGGCACACCGACTATGAAGCGGTTGAATGATTTTGTTTTTGTAGTTGCAGGTGAAGATGAATCTGCAGTTACCAACAAACTCCTCAGTAAACGCCCGTAAGGCGAGTTGTACATCTGGGGTTGTGTTATCTGCCTCATCAATGATGACGACTTTGTGTCTTGCAGAAGACGAAAGCGATACGGTCGAAGCAAAGTTCTTCGCATTATTTCTGACGGTATCAAGGAATCGTCCTTCATCGGATCCGTTGATGACATAGTAGTCTGCTCCAAGTTCTTGGCATAGTGCTTTAGCGACAGTGGTCTTACCACATCCCGGAGGTCCAGACAACAGTAAGTTGGGAACCTCACCTTTATCTAGGAAATCCTGAAAGGTCTTCTTAATATTGTCAGGAAGTATACACTCTCCAATAGTCTTGGGTCGATATTTCTCAACCCATACAAAATCATCTCGCATGTTCTTTTTTCACCAAAGTAAA